CGGTCTTCAGCTTACTTGGTGTTGGATTCCCCAGTGGGGAACCTGACGGCAAGTACCGTCCAGAAAGCAGTTCTCGCACAGTTGGTTTCGTTTGTCGCCTCTTTAGGGGCTTCAACGACGATACTGTACGACTGCACTGGTAACGGTGCCGATTGTTTGGTCAATGGTGGCATTTGATTGCTACCTTGACGCAGCGTCTTAGACTGGTGTTGGTAGGTACTAGTACCTACCAACTACAGTCGCGATTGTGTTAAAGGGAGGACCGAATCCTGCGTCAGCAATGCCGTAGGGTCCCATCTTCCCGAACGCCAATCGTAACATCTCTAACGAGTTCGCGGAATGAAGATATTGGCGAGTCAAGGATGCTAGCTGGTTTTCCAGTTTCGTAATCCTCTCTTGCTGAGTCTTCACCCGCGCTTCGAGCGAGATCGTATGTGATTTCTGATTTTTATCAGTGGTCATATATGTTCGTTATGGTCGTGTTAGTAGGTGCATGCTCTAGGAAAGGTACCTTATGGTCCTTAATAAGAGCCTAGATAACTATATAGTCATCCAACACCTACTTCGCGATGCTCATGCATCTTGGAGTAGTTGCTTCAACACTCGTGCTCTTCGTCTAACCTGTGAAAAGGTTGAACGTCGAACACGTTTAGAAGGATTGGGTTTTCTTACGAAAACCTTGCCCCGATTGGGAAAGTGCCTTGATTTGGCACTTTCAGGATCTGTACGCCTAACTAAAGCTATGCACGGGTTTACACCTATGCGTGGCTCCGAACTTCCTCAATTTTTGGGTGAGTTCTTTAGTCGTATCTTCCAACCGGACGGGTCTCTCCTTCTTGACCCTGATGCGAACTGCGTCAGCGTAGTAAGACAAGTCTTATACTGTTTTTATAAGTATGAGTTGCCTTACACAGCCAAACAGGAACAAGAGGTCATCGACAGTTTCAAACAAACTGAAGTTGATCTTATTTCTACTGACGCTACCCTCGATAATATTCGTGGGCTGTCAGTTGAGTTCGAGCGGACAAGGCGCTCTCGAATCGACCATGCGGATCTTCTCGATCCTAAGTGGCACGAATCAAGAGCAAACCAACTCCGCGTTGTACGCGAAGCCAAAATAAGTCTTTCACGACTTTTCTCTGGCTTTGATCCTCTCAATATCCAGCCGAAACACGGCCCTGGTGTCGTTTCAACAAAGGAACGACTAGGGGCCAAGTACGTCTGGCGTAATGTGAGTGAACGTATCACATCGACATATCCGCTTGATGCGTATTTCTGCGCGTCTTCTGGACATGTCTGTGATAGCTACGATGAGTTTTCACTCATCGGTAATAAGGATCATTCGGCACAAGTTATACTTGTACCAAAGGATTCTCGCGGGCCCCGTCTAATCTCTTGCGAACCAGTGGATTTCCAGTGGATACAGCAAGGGCTACGTCGAGCCATTTACGAACTAGTTGAGACATCGCCTCTTACGAGGTTTAATGTCTTCTTTACCAACCAACGCCCTAACCAGTATGGAGCCTTATTGGGCTCTATGCCGGATTGGCGTACACGTTATTCGACCCTTGACCTCAAAGAGGCCTCGGATCGAGTGTCGGTTAGTTTAGTCCGCCTTCTGTTTCCCGAACACCTTCACAGGTATTTGGAAGCATCAAGGAGTTTGTCTACAGTGTTACCAAGCGGTGAGGTATTACCCCTCAGAAAGTTTGCCCCGATGGGATCAGCATTATGCTTTCCCATTATGGCTCTCTCTATCTGGGCTATCCTTACTGCAAGTGCACCTGACGAAGATACTCGTGAGAGTATCTTAGTGTATGGAGACGAC